AATACCTATTATTTATGGCGAGTATTTTGTTGGATCAGTTGTTATTAGTGCTGGTATAGAGACTGCTGATGGATCGCCAAATCAACCAAGCTCATCTGTTGTGACAGATCATAGAGGAAATACGACTTCTTATAATATTGATCCTAATACAGGTAATGAATTTGAAGAATACGACAGAAACAATACAGATACATCTTTAAGAAGATATGTCAGGATTTACAGTGCGTCATCTTCACAAGTAAGAATAGAAGCAGTTGTTGGTAATGATACATATACAGGAACAGGTTATACAAATAGCGGAGATGAGCTTTTAACTGCTTTTAGAGAACAAAACAAAAATCAATTTAACAAAACTGCTATTGTTAAAAATGGTAATACAAGATATATACCAGGTAACTTAAAAGAAACGATTGGCACTCATGAAAGCGGTGATAGACCTAGTACTGGTTCCACTGATGGATACTATTATGGGTTAGTAACAGGAACGTCCAACTAATGACTACTAATAAAAAATTTATAACTGGTAATTTTGGTGGAGGGAAAAAACAACCTTCTAAAGATCCTGATACTTTAAATAATACAGAAACAGGAAAAGTTATAGAAATACTATCTGAAGGTATTACTGAAGGTTTTGCTACACCATCAAAGAAACTTGCATCAGAACTTGCTCAAGTTGATGAAGTATATCAGATGAGTATTCCAAATCAAGATAAATATATAGCTTATGCACATGAGGATATATATTTAGACGACACACCAATTAGGAATAAAGGTGATGGTGATATAAATAGCTCTACTCAAACTTTTAAAACAGCAAATTTTAATGGTTTTGATAATCCTAGAGATGGCTCGTTTGATGTTCGATTTGGATCTGAAAATCAATCAATATTATCTACTGATGGCACAGGATTGCAGACTGAAAATATCATTGATAATAATTCTATTAAGGTAGAGAAGGGTAGCCCTGTTACAAAACAAGTTACGGTAAGCAGACCTTCTTTGGCATCAACTCAATCATTAGCTCCAGAAAGAGTAAAAATAACACTTTCAGTTGCACAACTACAAGAACAAACTGACAAAGGTGATCTATTAGGAAGAGAAGTTGAATTTAGAATATTGTTCCAATACAAGGGTGACATTTCAGATCCTTCACCTACTGAAATGATAAGAGATAAGTTTTCTGGGAGAACCTCTGATGCTTATAGAAGACAGTATGTATTTGCAACTGAAAGTTTTAGTAGAGATAGCTTTTTAAGGTATCCATTAGAGGTAACAGTAGAAAGACTTACTGATAATAAACCAACTAATGATGATTCTATACAAGATGATTTATTTTTTGCGTCTTTAGCGGAAATACAAAAACCAACAACAGATTACCAGGGACAAAGATTAGATACAAATATTGTAATTAATGATGGTAAAGGTAATAATAAATTGATAGCAGATGGTTTATTTGCATTTCCTTTTACTGCATATTCATTTTTACAATTTGATGCTTATCAATTCCAAAATATCCCAAAAAGACAATTTCGTTATAGAGGTGTAAAAGTAAGAATACCAACTATAGGTGCAAATAACTCAGGAACTCCTGTTGTAGATATTAATAACGGCAGAATAATTTATCCAGATAATTATATTTTTAATGGGCAACTAAGTACATCTTTGTTTTGGACTACTGACCCAGCTTTTATATTGTTAGATCTGTTATTAAATACTAGATATGGTTTTGGTAATTATGTAAAAGAAAACGAAATTAATTTATATTCATTTTTTCAAGCAAGTAAATACTGCTCAAAACTTGTAACAACTCGTAGAGGTCAAGAGCCTAGATTTGCTTTTAACGGAGTTATAAATCAAGCTTCAGAAGCTTATGATTTAATACAACAAATTTCTGGGATGATGCGTTGTTATCCTATTTGGTCAGGAGGTAAACTTACTTTAATACAAGATAGGCCAATAAATCCTGATGACTCTGATCCATGCTCGTATCAAATACCTGTTTATGTTTTTTCACTAGCTAATACAATTAATGGTTTTTCATATTCTGGAGTTAGTTTAAAAACAAGACATGGAAAGATTGTAGTTGAGTATTTCAATATGAACTCAAGGCAATTAGATAATATAGTTGTTACTAATCAACAAGTTTTTGATAAAACTCATAATATTAAAAAAGTAAAAGCATTTGGATGTACTTCTTTTTTTCAAGCAGCTAGATACGCTAGGAGTATTATTTGGACTGAAAACAATGAAACAGATGTTGTAAAATTTGATGTATCAATAGAAAGCGGAGCAGTTTTAAGGCCAGGTGCAGTTGTGGGGATAAATGATCCTGTTAGGGCAGGTATAAGAAGAGCAGGTAGAGTTAGTAATGTAACTCTAAATAGTAATGGTCATTTAACTGCTTTAACAGTAGACGATAGTAGTGCAACAGATTTACCCACTACTGGCGATAGAACTATTTTAGTTGTAGACAGTGCTGGTAAAGCTCTTTCGGCATCTATTAGTTCTATTAGTAATAAAGTTGTAACTTTATCTTCTGCCCTAGTACCAAGTATTAATGCTACTTTTCAAGCAAATACAGTTTGGTTGATTGAAAATAATATTAAATCTGCACTTTATAGAATTGTAGATATTGAGGAACAAGATGGAATTTTATATAAAGTTACAGGTATTCCATATAATTGTGAAAAATATAATTTTATAGATGGTAATGATGCAACTATTTCAAATATTGATTCATTACAAAACCCTGATTTTACGCAATTTGAAAACGATAGGGTTACAAGTATTTTTGAAACTGATAGAGGTGGGCCAGCCTCTGTAACAGGTATAACTGTCTTAAGAGAAAAAGAAGGTCAGGTAATTTCAGTCGTATTAGTAAGTTTTCAAAATGTATTAGGTGCAAAAAGATATTTAGTAAAATATAAATTTAAGCCTGGTTCTATATCAAATCAAGGTACAAATATTTATGGTCAGCCATCAATAGTTTTGAATCCATTAGCGGATTATGGTGAATATTTAAAAGAATTTACTACTGAAGATTTAACTTTTGAAATTGAAAATGCATCTGTAGGAATTTATCAAGTTGAAATTTATTCTATTAATGCTAGAGGTGGTATAACAAAGAATCCAGCAATAAAAGAAATAAAAAACTTTGGAAAAGTTGCACCACCTGTATCTCCATCAACCCTTAATTTTGAATTTACTCAAACAGGAGATATAAAACTTACATGGCCTCTATCTCCAGATGTAGATGTTACTAGTAATGGTCATGTAATAATTAAACATAATGATGATACTAGCGGTGCTGCTGTTTGGGGTAATTCTCGAATATTAATGATTGTTCATGGCTCTCAAACGAGTGCTTTGCTACCAACAATTACAGGAGAATATTTAATAAAATATCAAGACCAAACATTAATACAATCACAAAATGCTGCAAGTGTTATTGTTTCTGCTCCAGATATATTTGATCGTAAATTAATTGGAACTATTAAAGAGAACCCATCTTTTAATGGAACATCAAATAGTGGTTCAATAGCAGTAATATCAAATCAAAATGGTTTAGAAATAGATCAAACCGCAAGTAATATTTTAATTGATTCAGTAGCAGATATAAATTCAATACAAGATTTTAATAGTTTAGATGGAGATACTGGTCTTTCAGAAGGAACATACGAATTTACAAACGTACTAAATTTAGGTGCTAAATTTTCGGGTGTAATTTTTGAAAGTATTGTGAGATTTGAAGGTTTTGCTGATAGTATTCTTTTTGATGATTATGTACCAGATGTAGTTTTAAATTCAGCAGGTGCGATAATTAGCGGTGGTGTAGATGCTTTAGAAAATTTTGATGGTACAACTTTAGAAAATGCAATAGCAGAAGTTCAAATTGAAACTAGTGATGACAATATCACTTACAGTAATCAAAACAATTTTATTGAGACAGTTGCAACTGCTCAATATTTTAAGTTCAAACTTAAATTAAAAACTACAAGTGCTACCCAAAATACAAGGATTCTTAAAGGAGATGCTTTTACAAATACATTAGGTTGTAAGGTTACTATGAATAAAAGAACCGAGACAAGTGACTTGTTAACTTCAACTAGCAATACTGCTTATACCTTTACAAACGGTTTTTTCACAGGACTAAATGCAAGTACAGGTTTTGTTGCAGGCTTACCTTCAGTTACTATAAATCCACTTGGTTTAGGTACTGGAGAGTATTACGAGGTAACTAACAGAACTGGTACAGGGTTTAATGTTACTTTTTATAATAGTGGTGGAGTACCTCAAACAGGAAAGCAATTTACATATACTGCTAGTGGCTTTGGGAAAAAAGTGTAATATAATAGGTATATCTTTTTTTATAAATAAATGGCAATAAGGGATGCACTTATACCTAATGGAACAGGATCTAGCGTAAGAAATGACATAGAACTAACTTTCCAATCTATTAAAGGTAATAATAGTACTGGTACATTACCGTCAGTTGGTGATGCAACATTAACAGACTATATGTTTGTTGCTCACACAACTGGTTCTATACTGAAAGTAAATAATGCTGGAACTTCTCAAACTGCAAGTGATAATTTTGTGCCTATTATTGATGTATCAACAGGAGTCTCATCTGGAACTCATATAGCTTCTGCTGGTACAAGTTCTATACCTGGTTATAGGTTTATGAACAATGCAGGCACTACTGCACTTCAAACTGGTATGGGGTTGCCTGTTGATACAAGGATTGGTTTTTTTATACAAGGTCAAGAAAAAGCATCTGTTTTTAGTGATGGAAAATTTAGTATAGGAACTACAGCACCATCAGAAAAGCTTCATGTAGATGGTGGTTGTGCAAAAATTTCAAACAATACAAGCGTTGCTTATTTACAAATACACCAAACAAACTCTCAAAATAACAATGAAGTATATCTTGATTTAGCTACTGATGCTCATCCCGATTACGCTGCTCGGTTTATAAGAGAAGCTGGAGGTACAAATGCCGATTCTAACTTGCTACATAGGGGAACAGGAAACTTTTCAATTCACACCCGTGAAGAAGCCGATATAGTATTTAAAACGCATGATCAAACAAGGCTATCAGTAACAGGGGCTGGAAATAATGAAGGATCATTAATATCTCATACTGTCACACGAAATATTACAGATACAGTTGGTTATGCTTTTCTAACTTCTCCTAATAATAATGGTGTTGGTTTTGACGGCTGTTGCCTTGTTAAAGATGCAACAGGATTAGGAACAGTTTTATTTCTTAATAGGAAAGTTGATCAAACAGTAGGAGTAACTGGAGGTAATTTAATAGAGTTGGAATATAATGATGGTGCCGTTGGTGTGATAACTACTAATGGAAGTTCAACAACTTATAATCCAAATTCAGACTATAGATTAAAACAAGACGTATCTAATATTGATAATGCTATAACAAAAATCAAATCATTACGTCCTGTTACTTTTAGATGGAAAAATAACCCTGACCTTGGTTATGACAATGGTTTTATTGCACATGAAGTTCAAGAGACAGGCTATTTTGATCATATAGTAACTGGAGTAAAAGATGGTACAAAAAAAAGCTATAGTGACCCAGAAAGAGATGTACCTGACTATCAAGGAGTAGATTACAGCAAGTTTACTCCAATGTTGGTCGCAGGGTTACAAGAGGCAGTTGCTAAAATAGAAACATTAGAAGCTAAAGTGGCTGCTCTTGAGGCTTAAACAATGACCGCTAAAACTGCTGTTAAAAACTTCACGATCCAACGTAGAGCAGACTTTCCCATGCGTCTTATATTTAAGGACTCTAATGGCACTGCTGTTGATCTTACTGGTTTTACTGTTGATGCTGAAGTATGGAATAAAGAAAGAACATTTAAATATGCTGATTTTGGAGTGACCTATACTGATAGACCTAATGGAACAGTCGATTTGAAACTAACTGATACTGATACTGCAACATTTTTAGTAGATGAATTACAATATGATGTTTTGTTAACAGATCCTAGTGGAGATAAAATGTATTATTTAGAAGGTACACTATTTGTAAGTCAAGGTTACACAACATGAGTTCATCAAATCCT